AGGTAAACTTCACTCTATCATGGGAGACTATCTCCAACTTGATAAGAGACGTGAAAAGGCACTCTACACATCTATCCTTGCCGCAGATCCAGAACGAAAACCAAACATCATTTTTGATGTGACGCTAAAAGACCTACCCAAACTAGAAAAGATTGCACGTGAAGCTGCAATGTTAGGATACGACAAGAAGAACATCCATATCGTATGGGTGGTCAACGACATCGAAATTGCACAACAACAGAATAAGGCACGTGCACGTACCGTACCTTCAGAGATTCTTGTGAACACTCATCGTGGTGCTGCGAACACTATGGGTGACATCATTAACATGGGAACACGACTGAAGAAGTACATGGACGGAGATATCGTCTTTGCGTTTAACAAGGTCGGTGTTGATGCATCACTTGCGAAGTCTGGCAAAGGTGGATCCTATGTCAAGGACGCAAACTACTTCTACGTGAAGAAGCAGGGCAAAGCACCTACTTCTGTAGATCAACTAGACAAAGATATCAGACGAAAGATTGCTTCTTACGTACCCAAAAACGTAGACTGGACTTAACTGTAAACTAAAGGGTTTTTGTACGAAGCAATAATATTGTTTATTTCTTGATAAAAAATACTTCTGTCGTTGGGTGAGAGGTGTTTATAACCCTGATCCCATATCGTATGTTGAGTAAATATCGATTCCAACCATTCATCATTATTTTCTCTTACGCCTTCAATCATTTTTTGATCTGAGTTCACACGATACTTTAGTTCAATGAAGGTGCAGTCCGAAGTTATGTGAGGCGCAAAGGGTTGTGCTACTTGACTAATGTTAATAGATTCGGTTTCAGGAGCGTATCTACATGCACCAAAGACAACTGCATCATACTTAACATCTAAAGGTCTTTCTATTTTTAACTCTTTCTGGCCATACATGTATTGTTTATTAGAAGCGAATAACGGAACATCGTATCTTCCATAAAGAGCGTGTACGATATGACGATATCTCCATTCAGGCGGTGCTAGAGTGTGCATGTTAAAACTTCCCTCATAATTATAACACTGTTTTACAATAGGAAGAAATTGTATCCACACGTTAGGGGAAGGCATTGTCAAATTGTCTGACATGATACTTGGAGCTTCAAGAATAGAATTGCCTTTTCTTGGAGTTGTCCAGTATCTTGTACCCGCTTCGTAGTATCCTACAAACAATACGTTTTTAAATCCACGTAAAGTAAGATAGTTAATAATCAAAGGACAGTTTCCAAAAACACCATCAACGAAATGACAATACTCATCTCTCCAATCCAGTGCAAACTTATTTTTTCTTTTTTCTGCACCAATCAGATAGTTTAGTTTTCCCCACATTGCCTTCTTATGATCCGCAAGAATATAACGACTAGAAGAAGATCCGTTTTCGTCTCTTGCTGAAACTGTTATCAATTCATTCTTAGGTCGGTAGTACATGATTATCCCTTGTATATGTTTTGAATTTGAGTCTCAAACTGTTCAATCTTATCCAGTCGGTTTGGCCACAGGATATACTCTTTTTCGGGGTTTTGCTTGAGGTTATTCAACAGAGGTTGAATTGCATTGAACAACTTGTCAAGTCTCTCTTGAGTAGACTGGACGGTAGTAGATGCGGTCTCTGCCTGCTGGGTAACCTGTTGTACAACTTCCAGTTCAGATTCGTCTGCGAAAGTGAACCCAAAGTCAAATAAATCGTCACTCATTTATTGTACCTATTTTCTGAGTTTTCCTTTATTTATATGTTGACAACACTCTCCCAATAGCATATAATAGAAATATGGACGATTTTTACCCCCAAATATCCTTATTCCAAAAAGTTCTATCCATATTCCAAAATAATCTAAAAAAGTGTGAATTTTGCATTGTTTTTGAAATCTACCTGTGAGATAATTACTACGTAATTTGAGATAAGGACTTAGTTATGGCACGAATCATCTATCAAGACGAGTTTGACCGTGAAGGTCTGGAAGATATGGACTTCAACCAAGCACTGAGAATCATCAAAGGTTTCATGGGTGAAGAAAACATCCTTGATGCCCTGATTGCTTTTGAGAAGCGATACGAGAAAGCAGAGATCGAAGCGATGAACAACGAACGTGGTTTTGAGTTCGATCATGAGTGGAGATACGAGATCTATGCCTATAATCTTCTGGTCGAAGGTTTCGGTCAACTGTTTGCTCCAAAGGAGGCTGCGTAATGAACAACAAACTAATCAGTGAAGCGAGACGTTTAGCAGAGATCATCAACAGGGATCGATTCGAAGGTAAGATACCCGAATCAGAGGACACTGTTCGACTGTGCGAACTCTTAGATTTGCTGGACTTCGCAAACAGACCTATTAACAACAAAGGACTTTATTCTAGTTTCAAAGGAGAAGCGTAATGATGGGATATACTGCTCAAGCTGTTTTTGGATGTACGGGTCAACGCACTCTGTACATGGGTATGGATCTTGCAAATCTTCAACCAGAATGTGCACTTGGTGAGACTTCACCTATCGATAAGGTGATCACTCTTGACAAAAAAGTCTATGTTGTGGGTGATCTAATGAAGTCTGATTTCGGACTCAAGTATGACTTGATCCTGAACATGATGTTGCGTGACGGTGTTATTGACTATGACACCAAAGTGAAGGTAGGTTCCGAAGGTCGTCTTCGAGAAGTTTATCTTGTCAAAGAAAAGGAGGCTTATCGAATCTTCGGTAAGACGTATTATGGGAAAACCAACGAGCAGCAGAACTAATCCTGTGGCGAAGTTCGCCAAGCGTTTCAACAAAGCGGGTGCATTCAAAGACCGCAAACGTGAAGCACGTAAGTATAAAGCACGTGGCAAGAACAAGTGCGTATGGGATTTAGAGAATGAAGGTTAAGATAGAAATCGAAGCAACACCCGATGAAGTCCAAGACCTGTTTATTCCTAGTGGTAAACAAAAAGAGTTTGCTGAATCACTTTACAGGGCTTACATTGATGCCATGAGTAAGACGGTATCTGGTGCGGTAGGTAAGGTTTTCAAAAGAGGAAAGACAAGTGAAGATTCTTAAAGAGATTACTGTGTGGGACAAGTGTGACTACAAGGTCGCTAATCACACCTATGCAATTAACGATGCGGGTCGTTGTGTTGCCTATCGTAAGCAGGGAGAAAAAAGTTGGAACGTGTTCGAAAAACCACGTATGTTTGTTCGAACCTATCGCAAGTTTATTACCTTGAAGGAGGAAGTGGTATTATGAGTGCAATCTTTGATTTAGAACAACAAATGTTGGAATGTTGGAATGTGACCAAAGACATTGATCTAGTAACCAGATATCTTGTAGATAATTCAGATGGATACACAGACGATGATGTCATGAACAAGTATTTTGCCATCAAGGATCTTTACGAACTCAAGTTCGAACAGATGTGGGACACCTTTGAACAAGTGTGTAAGGAGTATCATAGCAAATGAATATCTTTGGATTAGAGTACGATCCTGAACGGTACGGTGCGTTTCCTGAACCTGTAGAGTCTGCGGTATCACAGTGTGACAAACACATTGTCAAGATGCCTCTAGAGTCTGCACAGATGTTGTGTACTGCACATCGTATCCTTGATGGTGACGAAGGCAACGAGGATCTTTACAAGGTTGCTCATCCAAAACATCCATCGACTCTGTGGACTATGGAGTCTATGGGCAACTACAACTGGCATTATGCACATTGGGTCGCTCTTTGCGAAGAGTACACTTATAGATATGGTAAGGTACATAAGTCTGAGGAAAAGTTTCGTGCACGTTTGTGTGTCCCGCCAATCAATATTCCAAGAGGAACGGTAACTCCGTTTAAACTGGCAATGTCCCAATTTCCTGAGTGTGTGGTTGAAGATGATCCAGTCCAGTCATATCGAAACTTCTACAAGACTAAACAGTCTCGTTTTGATATGAAGTGGACTAAACGAGCAGTACCAACATGGTTCTTGACAAGTTAAGGAGAATGATATATAATGAACAAATCCTTTAGGATGCATATGATTCGTAGAGCTAACGAAAGTCTACAATCTAGAAGAAAACAACAGGTACATAATATGTTGTTTGAACGTGAACTGAAAAAAATAGAAGGAGATGATGACTCGTGTATACTGAAAAACAGTTCAACGAGGCAGTTGAAACAACCAAACAAATCCTAAAAGATACCTATGTATCTAACATCATTTACATTCAAGAAAGAATGAAAGATGGTGCTAAAGAGGATGAACTTAAAAACATCGAAGAATTAATCATTGCAAACGAAAGAATGATTGTATACTTTGATCAAGGTGATGAGTGGGTGAAAGAACTTCACGAAGAAGCAACCAAGGAGAGTGATAATGATGACGGCGAACTCGTTAGAATCGATGAAGCAAGGAATAGTTGAGGCATTAAACCAAGGAGTTGTTGATCTTCAATTCAAAAAGGTCAATGGTGATCTGCGTAATATGCGTGGTACTCGTAATCTTGGTATGATCCCCGAAGAGAAACATCCAAAGGGCGATGGTGGTATTCGTGAAGGAGAAACGATTGTCACTCTGTTTGATTTGGAAGTGGATGATTGGCGATCATTCCGTGTCGAAAACTTAGTAGAGTATCGTGGAATAAACTAACCTATGTCTGAGTACGTAAGGAAGAAGTTTCGAAAGCCTCGCAAACCGATGTCCGAAGAACAACGTGTTGCGGCAGTTGAAAGACTTGCCAAAGCACGTGAAGCTCGTGGACATGACGGATCAAAATCTGTACATCCAGATCTACTGGAAGTGTCAGAAGATTCGCCCTTGTACTGGAAGAATGTTCGATCTTGGATAAAGGATCTGACAGTTGAACTCAAAGCAAAGAAACACTTACGAACATCAAAAGACTCAAAGGAACGTCAAGAGTATCAGATACTTGATGTTTACATCGCAAACCTAAAACGATATCTAGATACAGGCGTGTACCATGATAATCGTTATGGTGCCAGACGTGAAGGTAAAATACAGACTGTAGTCACTACTATGGCCTACCATCCAAACGGCAGACCAAAACGCACAATAGGATTTTACTATCCTGACTGTGGAGTGTACACGCAGGAGATGAAAGAATATGACGATGGAGTTTACGGTTCCGAATCCAAACCCCGAAGACGAACAACCGTTCATGAACAAGAAGAAGTTCTCCAAGATGGTGGAGAAGGAAGTTCGACATTCTGGGATGACTTATCTTGATACAATAGTTCATTTGTGCGAAAAGAATGGACTAGAAGTTGAAGACGTTAAAAAGTATCTGACGCCTTCTATACTTGAACATCTGGAATCCGAAGCGATGAGATTAAACTTTTTGGTAAAGGGTAATACTTTGGATGTATAAGTCCGATTTTATTATCGATAAAGACATTCTTGATGAGATTTATGAAGAGATGGTACAGATCATTTCTCCTAGATTTCCAGCACGTGTCACTAGCTCCTCTCCGAATGAACCACGAGGAGTCGTAGACTATGACCACAGAAAAGTAGTTCAACATGCTTGTCACCCTAACATATATCCCGAATTTTGTGAACAACTCAACAACTTTGTTGATGACGGAACCAAAGTTAATCAACTTGATTTATTACGATATCGCACTGGAGATTTTTTTGGCGTTCACAAAGACGGTGGAGAACATCACAACAGGGTGTGGAGTACTATCACTGTCATTCATTATTCAGAAGATTATGAAGGTGGCGGTTTAGTTCTTTATGATAATGATCCACACAAAAATTCTGGACATGTTGAAATTCCTATTCCCTTGGAAGTTGGACAAACTGCTATATTCAATTCAAACATTTTCCATGAAGCAAAACCTGTAGTCAAAGGCGAGAGGTGGGTAATTGTTGCTTGGTTGGGGACTTGACAAATCTTATAAATACTGTTACTATATAATGGTATTCTTGAAATACACTGAAAACACATTGCATACGTTGTACATACTAGGAGAAAATATATGTCTTTTGCAAATCTCAAAAGTCGCTCAGGCGACATCTCTAAACTTGTCTCTGCTGCTCAAGAGGCGTCTGGTCAAACCCAAACTACAAACAAGTACGAAGATACTCGTAAGTGGAAACCAACCGTAGATGAAAGCGGTAACGGTTACGCTGTGATTCGATTCCTTCCGGCAACGGAAAGCATGGAAACACCTTGGGTTCGTTATTGGGATCACGGGTTCAAAGGCCCAACGGGTCAATGGTATATCGAAAAGTCTTTGACTACCATTGGTCAGAAAGATCCTGTATCTGAACTGAACTCTCGTTTGTGGAACTCTGGTATCGAAGAGGACAAGGAAACTGCACGTAAACAGAAGCGCCGTCTTCACTATGTGTCAAACATCCTTGTGGTCAACGATCCTTCTAACCCTGCCAACAATGGCAAGGTGATGATCTATGAGTATGGTAAGAAGATCTTTGACAAGATCATGGATCTTATGCAACCACAATTTCCTGGCGAAGAACCAGTCAATCCTTTTGACTTCTGGAACGGTGCAGACTTCGAACTGAAGATTCGCAACGTTGCTGGTTATCGGAACTATGACAAGTCAGAGTTTAAGGGAACATCTGCTTTGTTTGAAGCAGACGAAGTAAAACTTGAAGCGACATACAATCAGTTGTATGATCTCAACGAGTTTGTTGATCCCGCTAACTTCAAGTCGTATGAAGAACTGGAAGGTCGTCTTGGTCTTGTACTAGGAACTGCTGTAGGTTCTAATGTGACTGCGAAGAACGAGGCTTTGTCTCAGACTGCAGAAGCGAACGTTGGTCGTTCTGCACCCGAACCTGAAATAGTAGTTGCGCCTGCACCTACTGTCGGTGCGGAAGATGACGAAGAGGACACTCTGTCTTACTTTGCCAAGATGGCACAAGAAGACTAATCACAAGGGGACGCAAGTCCCCTTTTTCTTATCCACCATATGCATAGGTACGATCATTCTGATCTACTGTTGGTAGGTTCTGATCCATCACTGCAGTAGTACTCTGAGTACTGTTGTTGTTTACTGTCTGTTGTTGCGGAGCAGCGACTACGACATTAGTTGCACCACCAGATTGTGCATTTTCTTTTGACATCGTATCAAGATCATTACCACGTACAGTCTGTGGAGTAATATCTGGACGTTTCGGTTTACCTTGTGGTCTAGTTTCTAGTTCACGTGCCTCTCTAACATTTCTCAGATTAGCTTCTGACAACTTAACTCTTTGTTCCGCTCGTCTCAAGTCTGCGTCTGAAACATCCTCTCCTTCTTCTACGGCCAGATTCAACTCACCAAGTTCTCTTCGTCTTGCTTTGAGTTGATCTTCTGCTTCCTCTACCGTTTGGGTATCTCTGTTTAGACGACTGGTAGGTTCTTCTGCTGTTGGAGCAGATAGTTCAGAAACAGGTTCTTCTTTTGGAGCAGGTTCTTCAGGTTTTTTAGGCGGAGGTGGCGCAGGTGTATCTGTCCATTCGTAGAGTGCGTCTGGAATAACCTTTGCTAATATGCTATCTGGATCTGGTAGAATGTTTCTAATCAATGCCTTCAACTGATTAGTTGCAGCAGTAGCAAAGTCACCAATACCTTCTAGTGCAGAACCTATGTCAAATCCTTCGAACATTCCTACTATCTTGTCAACTAGTTTGCCCGGCAGAGTCTTAACAAAGTCTATAATACCTTCGAATGTATCAATAAAACTAAATTCATCTAACGAAGCAGCCGCATCTTGTTGTCCAAAGATACTAAGAAGGGCAGAAACACCATTCTTCACTAGATCCAGAATAGCGGTATAGAACTTATATGGAAGCGTAATAATGAATTCTGCCACTGCACCAAAACTGAATCCGTCTTGGAAAGGTTTCATCAAACCTGCCCAAGCATTCTTTATTACATAGACATAACCCTCAAAGAACTTGACAAACCCGTCAGTGATTGAATCTCCAATTTTTTGAAACAGTTCACCAAAACTGAACGAGTCAAGAAGTTTAGAGAAGTTTTCAAATCCTAGTTTGCCTGCAATCCAAGAGACCGCACCTTTGATTAGATCCAAAGGCATAGCAACCAGCCCTTTGAGGACACCCGTAATCGCACCGCCAAGACCGCCAATCAATTTATTGAAGAATCCTATTTGTCGATCTTGTCCTGCTTGGAATCCTTTAAATGCATCGATGATACCCATGACAATAGTAAGAGGGAATGCAACAAAGCGTCCAATCACCTTGAATGCCCTGAAGAAGTTGCCAAGTGCTTTACCTATTTTAGAGGTGCTTTCACCTACACCCCTAACACCATTTATAAAATTCTTGAATGGTGTGGTTATTTTACTGATCAGTCCGCTAAGTGCAGATGCTTCTTTTGGAGAAGGTAGTCCGACTACTGCCCTTTGGATGTTGGCTATGAACTTACCAAAATCCTTGAATGGTTTGGCGATCTTCTCAATACCTAACTTACCAAGATCCTTTACTATATTACCAATCATACCTGCATAGGAACGAATTTTCTGGAAAAAAAGTATGACCTTTTGTAATCTCTTCGATTCTTTTATAGCACGTTTAGTAGCTTTTTCTAGATCATCAAATCTATCTGCCATTCTGCGGAAGAATTCTGTAGTTCGACCTAATGTTTTATAGGTTTCTCCTTTGAGGAACTTAGAAGTTCCACGCTTCTTGAATACATCGGCTATTGCACGGAAAGGAGCAAGGAAACGTTTTGTAACTAAATTGAGTATCCGACCAAATCCTTGAACTAGACCTGTAGCAAATCCTGCAACTGCGGCACCGATCCCTGCAACAGTAGCAAGGATTCCACTGAGTCCAAAATCAACGTCAGTGTCATCTCGATTACTTCTGTCGGGTGGTCTTGGCCCTTCAGATCCTTGATCTTTTGCAGCTTCACGTTTTCGTTCTTCGGCATCAAGTTTATCGTCAATTCTGCCCTGACGAAACTCATCAACAAGTTCCGCCATAAGTTTGACGGTAGCCTCTGAGTTAGCTACTTGCTTACCTTGCTTCAGATAGTTTTCGTCATGGTACTGAGCATTCTCAAACCTTAACGCATCTATTGCCTGAAGTAACTTTTCGTTATCTGCCATTTCTTAATGTCCGTGTTTCATCTGTTCTTGTTTTATACGATCATTCTCTTCCTTCACCCAGTCAACTAACATAGCGACATAAATCTCCCTTTCCCACGGCATCATTG